GATCGTTATAGTTAAAGCTGTTAATAAACAAGCTCAAGTTAACCCTAATAAGGGTAACAAACAAATTAAGAAGAAGGCCAAGAAGGCCAAAAGACAATCGAATTCAATGGCTTCAGGTGGTGGTCAGATGTTTGGACCAGTTTCGAGCATCAATACCGCTCCTGTGGCGATTGGAAATTCGATTCGAGGTGCGGCTACCAGCGTCGTTCGTAGTAGGAACGGCGTTATTGTGCGTGGCCGTGATATGGCGTTTACGCCTATCAGCACCTATACAATTACTACATGGTGTTTAACCGGTGGGATTCCACTCACGCCGGCCGCTTTTGTAGATTCTAATTTGCGTAACTACATGCAAATGTATCAAAAGTTTCGATGGAAACGTTTTGTAGCGCATTATATTACTTCATCAGCTACGTCGTCGACGGGTGATATTATGTTTTATTATAATAAAAATCGTAATTCGGTTTTTCTTAATCAAACTAGTACTAACTTGTTGCAGTACGTTTTGACTGATGAGGATACAGTTATTGGTCCGCAATGGACCAATCATAGCATGCAAGCTAATCTCAGATCTTGCTGGCTTAGTACCGATTATGGTATGTCGTCGGTTGTTAATGATTTTGCTGAGGGAGAGTTGTTCTTGTTGTCTAAAACTAGTACAACCGATTCCCCTGGGTATGTTATTATAGATTATGAGGTTGAGTTTGCTGAACAGCAGTTGTCGCCTAGATTGTTATCGTTGCCGATTTCACGTATAACGTGGAGTCAGGTGAACTTAGCGCAGACTAGTGCTGCAACTACTCAGGGTTCGACCGCGTTGCAACCTGCTGTCTCAGGTACCAACATAAGTAATGGAAATTCCACGCTGCCATCAGGCTATGTTGTTGGCGATGTTTATAAGATTATTTTAGATGTCACTAATAGCGCAGCTGGCAGTTGGACTAACCTTACAGTTGCTAATCTTTTGACTTGGGGCGATGCTTTTGGTTCCAATCCTGTTAATACTATTTCTGATGGTATGACTTTGTATGCTGTTCTTAAAACGACCACAGTTTTTGTGCTTTTTCCGAATTCGGAAAGTGCTTTTACTTATTGTGGTAATTATGCTACATATAATGTGACCAATGGTAGTTCTAGTACTTATAATTTACAGTGCTGGATAAGCTATATTGGAAATATTGCATCTACTCTTAACCTTGTACCAAACTTTTAGCGTTGAGAGCGCTTATTTCTCCTTTTGTCAGTTTTAGTGAGAAACTGTGTGGTTAAAGGTGACTTGTAAGGGAACCTTATCTTTTTGTCAATTTTTGAGTTAAAAATTGTGTGGTTGTCAGTGACTTGTAAGGGAACTGTCTCGGTTATACCGGCGGAATAAGCCAATGGGGTTCGCTAACCCTACTGATTAAGTATATGTAATAATGGCGGCGGATGAG